TGGTCAATTAATTATTCGTTGGGGAGAACAATCTATTAATAAGTACCTAAATAAGGTCCTTCAGAGCTCCACAGACTACGTATTAGCGATCGATACCGATTCCCTATATGTTGGATTAGGGCCCTTAGTAGATAAATTCGCTCCATCTAACCCCATAGACTTCTTAGATAAAATTAGCCAAGATAAGTTAGAAAAGGTCTTTGTTGATTGTTACGAGAATATATTCCAGCGATATGGTGGGATAGAAAACAAAATGGTTATGGGTAGAGAAGTTATTGCCGATCGTGGAATCTATCTGGCTAAGAAAAGATATATTCTAAATGTGGTAGATAACGAAGGTGTTAGGTATAGAATTCCAAAGATTAAAACCGTTGGGGTAGAAGCTAATAAATCCTCTACACCAGAAGCTTGCCGTGATGCATTAAAACAAATCTTTAAAGTAATCATATCAGAAGATGAAAAGACAGTACAAAAATCCATAGCACAATTCAAAGAACATTTCTTTACACTTAGACCAGATCAAATTGCTTTCCCTCGTGGCGCAAATAACATTACTGGTTGTATTATACCTGGTGAGCTTCACACAGATTTAGAAACTGGCGAAACAGCCAAAATCTCAAAAGATACCTATAAGAAAGGTACGCCCATACACGTGCGCGCCGCTCTCGCGTACAACTGGAAAAGAGAAGATCTAAACCTTAAGCAATATCCAGAACTTAGGAATGGCGATAAGCTTAAGTTTATGTATCTTCGGGAACCAAACCCAAGTATCAAAGGAAACGTAATAGCTTTTAAAGATTATCTTCCAAAAGAATTTGGGGTAGAAAGATACATAGATAAGGAATTACAATTCCAAAAAACATTCACCGATGCCATTATTCCAATATTAAATGCTATTGGTTGGGCACCAGAAGAAGTCAGTACCCTAGAAGACTTTTTTAATTAAACAAATTAGGGGTTTACATTCAACAAAAACTATGGTATAATATACCTAACGAGGAAAAAATATGAAAGATATTAAATTACTAAGGTTAACATCAGGTGAAGAAATTATAGCTGAAATTGACCGATCTGGAAAAGAAACAGAAATTACTATTACAGATGCTATCATTATGATACCAGCTGGTGAAGGAAAGATTGGCTTTATGCCCTTTATGCCTTACACCAAAGCAAAAAATGGATTAACCTTAAAGCTTGCTGATATTATGTTTATGACAGATCCAATGGATGAACTTCTGAATCAATTCAAACAAGCGCGCAGTGGTATTGTTACTCCACCACAGGGAGTAATTATCTAATGAGTTCGAATTGGGTAAAAGACATATCTGATATGCAGGACAAATTTGGTGTCCACGAATGGGTACTAGATCCTGCTAATAAAGATAAGTTAAAAGACTTTTTAGTTTTTAGACTAGATTTTCTAGAAGAAGAATTCGAAGAAACAGTATTGGCTTATGCAAATAAAGATCCAGAAGAGATAGTAGATGGATTAATTGATGTATGTGTTATAGCAATAGGAACACTTTTAGCTTTCGGCGTTGATGCCGAGCAAGCTTGGGACGCAGTTCATAAAGCTAACATGTCAAAAGAGTCAGGGGTGAAACCCGAAAGACCTAATCCATTAGGATTACCAGATTTATTAAAACCTGAAGGATGGAAAAATCCTTCTCATAAAGGCAACCATGGGAATCTCACTAACAATATTTGATAACGTTTACGATAACAAAACCGTAAAAAGAATGGATTACGAAACGTTCGATCAATTCGAATCTATTCTATATCGTCTCGCAGAAGGTAATAAATATGAACAAAAAAAAGATGCACCTCTTATTAGCCCGGCTATATATTCACCGCTTTCACTTCGATGCAATGAATCTGTTGAAGCTTGGGGTGGTTTTGGTATTATTGATGTCGATGACTTCACCGGTGATATAGAAACAATCGAGAAGCAGTATGAAAAGTACAAATACGTTTGTTACTCTACTGCTAGCTCTAAGATTGATAACCCTAGATTTCGTTTAGTATTCCCATTAACGAAATGGGTAGAAAAAGATAATATTAAACATTTCTGGTATGCCCTTAATAAAGAAATAGGAGGTATCGCAGATGCCCAAACAAAAGACCTTTCCAGAATGTATTACGTTCCGTCTCAATACAGAAATAGTTTCAACTTCATCTTCACCCATGATGGAGACATTATGGACCCAGATGACCTCATGGTACAGCATAAATACATCGTACCAGCTGCAGGATTTTACGATCGCCTTCCAGAAGCCATCAAGAAAGGATTAATGGAACATCGTAAAAGTCAACTAAATAATACAAATATAACTTGGACAGGATACAAAGATTGTCCATTCGTAAATCAAAAGAAAGTACAAGAGTACAAAAGTTTAACACAAGGTTGGTACTATTCAATGTATCAACTAATGGTTTCTATTGCAGGTAATGCTATAACAAAAGGTTATCCTATTACCTCGAAAGAAGTCGAATTTTTAATCAGAGATCTCGATTCAGAGACCGGCAATTGGTACTTAAAAAGACCAATAGATAAAGAAGCTGACCGAGCAATCGAGTTTGTTTTCAGAAAAAATATATGAGTATAGATCAACAAGAGCTAGCTAAACTACAGAATGGAAATTTAGTTTATGGAACATACGAGGAAGTAGAACAACATGCGGAAGATACCGATACATGTGTAGATAGATACTTCGATCATGTTAACCCTTCTAATGTACAAAAATACTTTCAATATATAGGATCTGGTGCAGATCTTTATCAAGCAGCTAAACCAATATATCTCAAAGACGAAAATAATAATTTTCTAGGTATGAGAGAATTCAAGGAGAAATTTTAATGAAAAAAATACCACCAATATGGAGCTCGTCATCACGATGGTTTATCCCATTTCACTTAAGTGTAATGGTTATGATCTTTTTATTTTTAATAGTGATCAGTGCAAATACATGGGCATCAGACGAGAATGGTGAAAGATTTTGTATGGCTCAGAATATCTATTTTGAATCAGGCAATCAGCCTTTCTCAGGTAAATTAGCAGTAGCTAATGTTACTCTCAATAGAGTTTCAGATACACAATTCCCAGATACGATATGCAACGTAGTATATCAATCTAAAGAATGGAAAGAATCCTGGCTCACTGGAGACATGATTCCGGTTAGAAATACATGCCAATTTAGTTGGTTTTGTGATGGGAGATCAGATGAACCAAGAGATTCTATCACCTGGTTAGAATCAATTAGAATAGCTGACCTAGTTTTAGGATCAGAACAATACCTGGATATAACAGATGGTGCTTTATGGTATCACGCAGATTACATTTACCCTTACTGGGCAGATCATTTAGAAAGACTAGTAGTGATAGAGAATCATATCTTCTATAAATAGTATTATGGCTAATAAAAATATAAAAGATAGCATAGCTAACATTATCCCACCTAAACCCTCAAATGATAAGTCATATGGTGGAGTACCAGCAGGGTGGATGCCAAGCACACAATATGATGAATCAGATGATTTAGAAGCAGCTAAAAGGCTTGAGCCCACAGAATCTGAAATTATGCAAGAAGAATTAGAACCTATCTGGGCTAACGAAAAGCTAGAAACTAAACAGAAACAAGTTCTTAAAGGACCAGATAAAATTAAAGAACTAGCACGTAAACAAAGGGATTTACAAACAGATTAAACTATGGTATAATATACATTATGAACATCGATGAATTAAGTGAATTAACTTTTAATAAAAATGAACTAAGTGAAAAAAGCTTAGAATGGGTAAAACAAAAAGCTGCAAAAGTAGCCTCCGGAGTTATCAATAGTCCCACATCAAAATCCTTTTCAGGAAAACAACGAACCTTTGAAGATATAAAAAGAGATGCATCTGCTGGATTAGTAGTCGAAGCATTTTTTATTGAACATCTTATCTATACAGAAAACAAAAGACGTAATCGATACGGAACCCCTGTTTGGGATGTTATATCCGGTGGAAAATTTTTCGCAGAAGGTGTAGAGGTAGAACTTAAAACCTATTTTTATGAATCAACGCCAACTAGAGATAGGCATTTACGTACGCTTGAAAAGAAAGCAACCATCTATGAACATGTTGTAATATTTAAACGTAATAATGAAGGAGATTACACATTCGATTCCTATTGGAAACTTAACCTGAAAACTAAACGATATGAGGAACAATTATCAAAGCCCCAATCCACAACACAATTCCTAACATAGGAATAACAGACACACTTCACCACAGAAAAGAAATCCCAGACGATTACCATTGTCATTGTGATTTATGTAGAGAGAATTTCCTCGGTGAAATCTTTCATACACCTACTAATCAATACTACACTCAAGCAACCAGACGAAGATACTACTTTGCTGATGGGGATAAAACTAAATATCCAAAACATATATGCCCAGGACATTGGGAAGGGTATCGATATGCAGTTCAACAATTTACGAATCCTGGAGATACCGTATTTGATCCTACAGTAGGAACAGGTTCAGCTATAATTGAAGCAATTAATGCAGGAAGAAATGGCGTAGGAATAGAATTAGAATTTCCCGAGCATACAGAGATGCATGTTAAAGTTCAAAGAGATAGAGGAACAGCTACAGGCAATGCGCATGTAATTAAAGGTGATGCCAGAGATATGTTAACTTTATTAAATAACCATGGTCATATTGGTAAAGAGATTTTTGACCTAGTAGTAACCGGTTCACCCTATCCAGTATTAGGTGGAAGACAAGCTGATGCTCCTGAAAGAGGAACTTTCACTCACATAGATGGTAAATTTACCAAACTAGATATTAATGATGTACATTATCAAAACGATAAAAGTATGGGGATTTTAAAAGGTACTGCTTATTGGGAATTAATCGCAGATGTATATTCTAAAGCTATATCTCTATTAAAACCTGGTGGAAAGTTTATTACTATTATTAAAGACCCTACACAAAAGAAAGAACCTTACCTACTTCACAAGATGATAAGTGAATTAGTTATGGATGTAGCACCAGTTAAATATCATGGAACATTTATTCATAAGCACCTACCTTATACGTTATTTATGAATACATATCCCAAGCAATACCCTGAAGCTAAATTAATACCACTATATCAAACTGGTGTAGTATTAGAAAAAATATAGGTTTACAAACGCCCAAAAGTATGGTATAATAGACCTATGAAAGAATTAATGAGAATATAATGAAACCACTTCAAATTTTAAAACAAGCAGCTGATCTTATTGTTAAGAAAGGCAATGATTATCAAAACCCTAACTCTAGGATTAAACAGGCAGATTATTATCCTAATGGTGCACAAACCATTCTCGATATTATGACTGGTAAAATTAATCGGATGCATTCGGTTTTAGATGCTATGAAAGAAGATGATGATTATGTAGAGAATTTTGAATCACTTCATGACTCAGCTATAGATCTTATTAATTATTCAGCTTTCTTTTCTGCATATTTAGATGGAGATATTGACGGCCAAGATCCTAAACGAAATATGTTCAATAGAGAAAAAGATGAAAGCTAAAGATCTAAAAGAAGGATTACATTCTCTAAGAAAGAAATTATTAGAAGAAGGTGATATAGTAGAAACTGAGCGTTGGCAAGGTGATGTTAATCATCCAGAATTTTTAGAAATTATTCATGCGGATCTAGTATGTCCTATGGAAGATACAAAATCTAGTGCAAGTGAATTATTAAATGCTACCCAACCATGGGCAAACGAACACTTTGAAGAAAGAGTTGGTGGAGTACCTTGTAACCCACCTCCATCCCACATTCATTGGTTAAAAGATACAGATAAATATTTAATGGATAAAGTTTTTTCTCATTCATACCCAGAAAGAATGTGGCAGAATAATGGGGCAAGAGCTGAATCCGGATTATATAAAAAAGGAATAAGATTTAATATCGGTAATTTAAATGATGCAGTAAGGTTATTGAAAAAAGAACCTACTACTCGCCAGTGTTATATTCCAATATGGTTCCCAGAAGATATTGTAGCAGCTAACCTAGGGGAAAGAGTTCCCTGCACATTTGGTTGGCATTTTATGTTAAGAAAAGGTAAATTACATTGCGCGTACCACATGCGCTCGTGCGATGTTATGCGACACTTACATAATGATTTATATTTTGCAAATCGATTATGCTTATGGTTAATCACAAAAGCAGGATTAGATGCAATTCCTGGGGATTTACATTTTAGTTCTACTTCCCTGCATTGCTTTGTAGTAGATAAATATAGTTTAAATCAAATGGTGAGTAACGGATAATGTGCGGATTTATAATAGCTAAACAAGAAACAGGATCACCGAATGTGATCTCACTTGTTTTTGATATGTGGTATAGAGGAGAAGTAGGTTATAATGGTTATAGAAATTATAATGGATATGACTTATCTCATATTGCTTTACCCATGATAGATCCTGATCCAGATGTAGCTATTCAGCCCATCGTGCACGAAATGCATTTTCGGAATGAGAATGAACCTCCATCAATGTTTGTTGGAGAAATATTTAACTATAAAGATTTTGGTAATTATGCTAGTGATGCGATAATGTTACATAATGAATATCATAATGACTATCCTGGTTTTGATTGGCACAAGTTTGACGGTTTTTGGTCTTACGTAACCTTTGCAGAATCAGATCGTGGTCCAAAGCCTATAATCTATACAGATTTCTTAGGAATTAAACCAGTATATTATAGAAGTGATTATGATTGTGCTGCTAGTGAACCGGATGTATTAAAATCATTTGGTCCTATAACACCTAATAAAACCTTCCATAGTAATGTAATGAAATGGGGTTATGATCCTACCGGTGGAACCCCTTGGAATGAAATCAAACAATTAAAACCAGGTCACTATCTTTTTGATGGAGAAGAACATCAATATTGGGATTGGGATAAAGTTAAAACAACAAATCTCTATGATGATCTTAATGCTGCAGTTACAAATCGCTTAAGCGGATTTAGAGATGCAGCTATACTATTATCTGGGGGACTAGATTCAACTATCATATATCAGCTTATTAAAGCTACACCTAATACAAGCGTAACGGCCATACACGTAGATAATAATGAACATAGTTATGCTAAGCTAGTTGAAAAGAATTGCTTAAACGTGACCCTAGACAGTGTCACCGATGAGTATGCAGTGGAGGTACACCAAACTCCAGTAGATCTAGGGTCAGTAAAACCCCAAATAGCTATGGCAGAAAAACTTAGTTTTTTAGGATTTAAAAATGTATTAACCGGCGATGGCGCAGATGAATTGTTTGGTGGCTATCGTAGGGCTAAAGAATATGATTCACAACACAGCGATGTATTCTGTGAATTACCTTATTATCATTTACCCAAGCTAGATCGTACTATGATGAGATCTACAGTAGAATTACGTGCACCATTCTTAGCACCAGCAGTAATCAAACATGGATTAGATACTCCATATGAAATGCGCAATGGTGAAAAGAAGGTATTAAAAGAAACATTTAAGGATATAGTACCACAAGAAATATTAGATAGAGAGAAGCTTCCTCTCAAAACAGAAGCTATAAGAACAGAACCAATGCAACAAAGAATTAAAAATCAACAAATATGGCAGGATATGTATGGAACATAAAGATGAAAGGTACCTAGATTTAGCTAAGCTTTTCTCTACGTGGTCAAAAGACCCGAGCACGGGCGTAGGCGCGGTCGCGATAGGTAGTAAAGGCCAAGTATTAGCACAAGGATATAATGGATTTCCTAGAAAGGTAAAAGAAAACGAGGAAAGATTAAACAATAGAGAAACTAAATATCAATTTGTAGTTCATGCAGAAATGAACTGTATATACAATGCAGGATATAATGGAACACAGCTTGATGGTAGCACGATGTACGTATACGGACTTCCCGTATGTAATGAGTGTGCTAAAGGTATTATCCAGGTAGGTATCAAAAGAGTGGTAATACCTAATTCGTGGGAAGCTACTGATGTTCCAGATCGATGGAAGGTCTCGGTATTAAATACTCAAAGAATGTTTAAAGAGGCCGGAGTAATATATGACTTCATTTGATCCTAAAGAATTAAAGAATTCTAAAAGGATATTTAAATCCGCTACACCTAAGTATACCTTAGACTGGTATATTAAATGGCCAGCATCGGTATTTGTATTAGGAGCAATGTCAGTTAGAGGTATACCAGAATTATTATTATGGGATTTAGCCTTATCACTTATTGGAGTTGTCTTATGGTTATTTGTAAGTTTGCTCTGGAACGATCGGGCTTTAATTATATTAAATACAGCTGGATTAGTATTTTTAATTACTAATCTTGCACAAATATTTTGGCCTAGTTGAAAATAAAGGTTTACAAACAGTCAAAAGTGTGGTATAATATACCTATTATGGAGAAAAATAAATGCCTAGTGTAGATTTAAGACCTCGACCGAGGCACCCAAAAGATAAAAGACCGTCTAAACCGATGCCCTTTGATGTTGCAATTCGCAAATTCAAAAAGCAAGTTGAACGTGCTGGTATCTTACAAGAAGTTAGACGAAGAGAATACTTCGAGAAACCTTGTCAAAAAAGAATTAGAAAGAAAGCCGAGGGTAAATCTCGGTGGAAGAAAAAAGAACAATCAATGGCTTTAAAGCCTTTAAGACGTGGGAGTATGTATTAATGAGTGTAATGGATAAACTAAAAAAGAATAGTAAAATTAAAACAACTTCTATTCTTGCAGATTCGATCTTCTTTAAAGATCTGGAAACAACTACAACATCAGTTCCAATGATAAACGCAGCTTTATCTGGTGACTTAGATGGTGGTTTATCTGCAGGACTTACGGTCCTAGCAGGACCTTCAAAACATTTCAAAACGTCATTTGCTTTATTAATAGCAAGTGATTATCTTAAAAAGCATGATGATGCAGTAATATTATTTTATGATTCAGAGTTTGGTTCACCCCAAGCTTATTTTGAATCATTTGGAATTGATACTTCTCGCGTACTTCATACACCGATAACAGATGTAGAACAAATCAAGTTCGATCTAGTTAATCAGTTAGATGCTTTAGAAAGAAAGGACAAGGTTATAATCATAATAGATTCAATCGGTAATTTAGCTTCGAAAAAGGAATTGGACGATGCACTTAACGAAAAATCTGTAGCAGATATGACCAGAGCCAAGGCGCTAAAAGGATTATTTAGAATGGTCACACCATATTTAACTATGAAAGATATTCCTCTATTAGCTGTTAATCACACCTATCAAGAGATGGGACTGTTCCCGAAAGCTATTGTGAGTGGAGGTACTGGTATCTACTACTCAGCCGATAACATATGGATTATTGGTCGTCAGCAAAAGAAAGTCGGAACAGAAGTAAAAGGATATAATTTTGTTATCAATGTTGAAAAATCAAGATTTGTTAGAGAAAAGTCAAAAGTACCTATCGCAGTTAGCTGGGATGGTGGTATTGAGCGCTACAGCGGTTTGCTGGATGTTGCTCTTGCTGGTAACTATGTTGCTAAGCCTAATGTTGGCTGGTATTGCCGAGTTGATCGTGATACTGGAGAACTCGTCGACCCTAAAGTCCGTGAAAAAGACACTCTCACAAAAGAATTTTGGAAACCGATTCTTGAGGAAACAGACTTCAAAGAGTTTGTCAAAGGTCATTACCAAATCGGACAAGTCCCTCTATTAGATGTAGATCTAAACATAGAGGAAGAATAAAGTGAAAGAAACTAAAATAATTACTACTGAGGATTATCAATTAGTTGAATCTAATGATGTAGAATTTTATGGAGTAAAGCTTCTCACAGGTAAGTGGAAAGGTGTTGTATACATATATGGTGAAGTTAAAATAAAAGAATCACCTGAATTAGATATAGCAACTTTAGGATTTACTTATAATATTCAAGAAGCCGGAGGTTTCGAAGAAGAAGATCTTATAAATGATATTCATTTCAGAAATTATATAGGTGGAGTATTACAGAACGTAATCGAAGAATCACTAGACAATGGAGCCGTAATTGGACATAACGAATCAAATACCAACACACATATTAAGTCATCTAGTTAATGATGAAGAGTATTGCCGTAGGGTAATACCTTTTCTTAAGAAAGATTACTTTGAAGGTGCACATAAAATTGTGTTCGACCTTATTGTGGATTTTGTAGTTAAACATAACAAGATACCTTCTGGTAAGGTATTAGACCTAGAACTAATAAAGCTCAGCGCACCTGAAGATATTTTAAATCAAGGGTCTAGATTAATCGAGGAGATCAAAGAAATTTCCGAAATAGATATTGATTACTTAATTGATGAATCTGAAAAATGGTGTAGGCAAAGAGCAATTTATATTGCAATCATGGAATCAATTCAAATTATCGATGGGAAATCCAAAGATAAAAGCGAAGGAGTTATACCGGAAATATTATCAAATGCATTAGGTGTTAATTTCGATCCTAATATTGGACACGATTATATTGATAACTCAGATGATCGATTCGAATTCTATAATACAGTCGAGAATCGTATACCATTCGATTTATCTTATTTTAATAAAATAACAAAAGGTGGTTTACCCAATAAGACTCTGAACATTGTCATGGCAGGTACGGGCGTAGGTAAATCATTATTCATGTGCCATTTGGCAGCAGCTAACCTAGAGTTAGGAAAGAATGTTTTATACATTACAATGGAAATGGCAGAAGAAAGAATAGCAGAACGTATAGATGCTAACCTAATGGATTTACCTATACAACAATTAGAAACATTACCGAAAAACGTTTTCGATAATAAAATAAAGAACATCGCAAAAGCTTCGATAGGGAAACTTATAGTAAAAGAATACCCTACCGGAGCTGCGCATACCGGTCACTTTAGAGCATTATTAAATGAACTAAAGCTGAAAAAGAATTTTCAACCTAATATAATTTATGTTGATTATTTAAATATTTGTGCATCTTCTCGAGTCCGTGGACTTGGTGGAAGTATAAATACTTACTCATATGTTAAATCTATCGCGGAAGAACTTAGAGGTTTAGCAGTTGAGTTTAATGTCCCCATCGTGAGTGCAACACAAACGACGAGATCTGGATATAGTAATACTGATGTAGGATTGGAGGACACTTCGGAATCGTTTGGCTTACCGGCCACAGCGGATCTTATGTTCGCTCTTATCTCAACAGAAGAGCTAGAAGATCTAGGGCAAATGTTGGTCAAACAACTGAAGAATCGTTATAACGATCCTACCAAATACAAGAGATTTGTAATTGGAATAGATCGTTCGCGAATGAAACTTTATGATGTGGAGGAGTCAGCTCAGACAGATCTTGTATCTGAAACTGTACCTGATAAAGCAATAAATAAATTTGGTGATAGAGAGACGCGAGACTCTTACGCTGAGTTTAAAATTTAGAGGAATAAACATATGTTTATAAAAGCAAAAGATTGGATAATGGAAAGAGTCGGAGAAAGAACATCACACGATGGCATCGTTTTAGTTGCAGTCGCAGGATCAGTTCTACTTTTTGGCGGTTTAGCCAAAGTACTAGCATGGGTAGCGCTATTATGGGGGGTTTATACTCTCGTAAGGCCAGAGGCATAAAATGAAGAAACTAATATTTACGATCATAGCGATCGCAAGTTTAACAGTAACTTCATTAGCTCAAGCAGATGAGGGAGCAGTTGCTCCAGCCGTGGGACTTTCGGGTTCTATTGGTTTATCATCAGATTATTTTTACAGAGGAATCTCACAAAATAATCACAGTGTAGCACCTAGTTTCGACGTAGCAGTTGATTACAAAGGTTGGTATATTGGCACCTGGGTTAGCCCAGTTGATTTTGGAACTGACACTGATTACGAGTATGATTTATATGGCGGCTACGATAAGCAGCTAACAGATAAATTAACCGTTGGCGGTGGATTTTTACAATATAATTATGACACAGGAATAGAAAAGATGACTGAACTTTACGTAAAAGGAAGTTACGCTGATACTATTTCTATTGGATATTATGTTGATAAAGATAATTCTGACAATACATATTATGATGTAGCAATTAAAGTTCCATACATATCTGTTATTGATCTACACTTAAACTATGGTAAATTTAAGAACGGTGAAGACCATAAGGGAATCACTGCTTCTAAAAATGTTGGAAATAACGTGGTTCTTAGCCTTATGGCTATGAGCATGGCTAGACATGGTAAATTCATGGATAGTGCAGCATTAGGAATTCATTATAACTTTTAATTATATAGTATGATAGAAGGAGGGGTAAAACCCTCCTTTTTTGTTTTTTAAAGTACGAATAAGTGTGGGAATACTACACTTTTATGTACGAATAAGTGTAAAACCCTCCTTTTTAGGGGCCATGTGACAAGCTATGTCTCATCATTTCAAAATAATTGAAAATAATTGAAAAAAAAGGTTTACAAACGCTCCGTTTTGTGGTATAATAGACATATTAAATAAATAAAACTGTAAGGAGTTAAATGGAAAATCAAATAAAAACACTAATCGAGGCAATCGTCTCAGATTACGCGACCTTCACTAGAAGGTCTTTCGAAGCTAACGGGTACTCAACAGACCCAGAAATCAACATAGAAAAATTCAGAGATGAATTAAACGTATTCGATAGAGGTACTAAGTACATCAGAATCGAAACTGGAAATTCAGTTTGGGGCTTTATTAATAAAGGTAACCCAGATTTTAAAGTTGGTGATATCTTAAAAGCAAAAAGTTGGAAAGGTCCAGCTACTAATAAAGCTAGAGGAAATATCTTTGAATACTATTCAGTCGCTTGGACTGGTCCTCACTACATATCTGGTTATTCAGCAGGTGGCGAAAGAGCCCCAGCGGAATTCACCGGGCTATTAAGAGGTGGATCAAAAATCGTAGAAGGAGAATCAAATGAGTAAGGTATCAAATACAGTAGCTTCAGCCGAATACTATCAAGTATTGGCTGATCAGTCAGATGGTAAATATACCGCGCAAGATGTTTATAACCTTGAAAAATATGGGGTTATAAACCCTAGAGAATTATCAGATCTAGAAGAACAAGATGAATCATGCATTTGCGGTGAGTCAGATTGTGATGAACAATATGTCCATTGGACATCGGGGTGGTAAGATGATTTATAGCTTACCTACACTCTACAAAAGAGATTCGAATAAAAATATCCGTGAATGGACCATGCAATATATGGGTCCAATCGCTCCTGGTACTAGAACAGTTTCAGGGATCAAAGATGGCAAGTTAGTCGAAAGTGGATGGAATGAATCTTTCGGTAAAAACTTCGGCAAGAAAAATGCTACAACATCTTTTGAACAAGCTCATAAAGAAGCTCAAGCCAAATGGGATATCAATTTAGATAAAGAATACTTCGAGAATATATCTCAAATAGATTCTTATGATAAATTTAAACCTCAGTTAGCTCGCGATTATACTAAGTTACCACAACCTTCTGGTTATAGCCAACCTAAGTTAGATGGTATTAGATGTATTGCAAGAAAAG